GATAACGAACTGAGACAGTCTATGTCACGTAGAGCAAACTGTTGGGACAATGCTCCTCAGGAATCATTCTTTGGTCATATGAAAGATGAATTAGATCTAACAGAGTGCCACGGCTACGAGGAGATATTAAACGCAGTTAGGGATTGGACAGAATATTATAATACAGGACGTTATCAATGGGACTTAGCAAGGTTGTCACCTGTTGAATATTATCAATATTTGACAACAGGAATTTATCCACTGATAATCCCTAAAGCAAAAGGTGAAAACAATCAATCAGAGGCATCACTTTGATGCCTCTACACAACAAATAAATATAAAATAGAAATCTGAAAAGGAAAAGTCATAGTGTCCTTGACAAAGGGTACACTTTAGTAATATTGTTTAAATGTCTCAAAATGGTCTCATGAAAAATGAGATGTCTCAGAAGTGTCTCAGAAAAAAGAACATGAGACAAATATATCTCATGTTCTTAGAAATTAATAGCAGCGTTCACTGCGCCCTCCACGTCTTCTTTTTCAGCTAAAATATGTGAATAAACTTTCATTACCATATCTTCGGTATCACCCATAAGTTCAGCGATACGTTTGATGGATATCTTCGGAATCTGGTAACAAAGAGAAGAGCAGTAGTTATGCCGGAATACGTGTCCAGTTAGACCAACTATCTTTTCTTCGCACACAGCTTGCATAGAGGTCAGGATGCGTTCCCACATCCGGTCATAAGCCGACTTAGTGAAAGGTTTATTATCTTTCATCGTAACGAATAATTGAGTCCGGCCTGATCGTTTGACAGAATCTACATAGTCACGGATCACCGGTAAGACTTTATGGGGGATAGGCACAGTTCGAACAGAGTTCCAGGTTTTTGTTCCTTTTTCCCCGGCATCATTCACAATATATTCGTAAGCGCGGGAGATGGACAGTTCACTCTTTTTGAAGTTAAAGTCAAATACACTGAGAGCCACACATTCCTCTCTGCGGAGTCCGCATCCGTAGATCAGATACAAGTAAGCCTGATCAGCAGCATATTTATAATCTGCTTCAAAGACAGCTTTCTTTTCTGCTGGCGTGAGTGCACGGTTTTCCTTCGGCTTGTATTTGACCTTATCAGTATTCCGCAGAATCTCTTCCGCAACATTGGCAGCGAGAAGCTTGTCCACAACCGCAGATTTGAGAATCTGTGAAAAGGTCAATAGTATCTGTTGCTGAGTACGTGCGTGACCGTCTGCATTGGATAGGAGTGTCTCGATGTGGATTCTCTGGATATCCATTAATTTGACTGCACCCAGAGCGGTGAAATGCTTCTCGATGATGTTATCGTACATCCGCTTGGTATTGTTGGAGGTACGTGCCTTATACACGAGCCTCCAGGAACGTGCATAGTCAATGAAAAGGATATTGGTGTCACGAACGAAGTTACGCGCTTCCACCTGTGCTTTCATCTCAGCAACCTGACGTTCCAGGTCACGACTGCTTTTGGCACTGCGAAGCGTAATCCGGTGCTTATGACCGCTCTTGGTATAAGTACCGTCCCAGACTTTTGTCTGGTAGTATCCGTCTGATCCAAGGGTATATTTCTTGTTTGCCACTGTATCACCTCCTAAAAATGTGTATAAAAATAACAGCCAGCGGAATGCCCGCTTGCAAAGGCTGTTTGAAGATGATACAATATTTTTGCAATTAGTGGATCATCTTCGGATGTATTCCAGAACCGTTCCTGTTGGCGCAGGGGCGGTTTTATTATCTTCAACCAATTCGGTGATTTCGCCGATATGGCTATTTTTCTCTCATTTTCTGACTGATTCTATACTGTTCTGCATCTGGAACATCTATAAACTCTACTGTTTTATCGAAGTTCTTTTTTACAACATCTTTAATTTCATCGAGAGTAACATGGAAGAATTCTCTGCGAGTATTAACCATGTTGAGTTTGCGGTCTTCAAAGGCTCTGTGCAGAGCGGCTTCGAGTGCAGGAGCGTTATCAGAAAAAATCATAGCATGCACATCGAAATTAAACGGAACAGATGCATCGCCAAGTTCATCGACACGATCCTGTGGATCAAGACGTCTTGTCATACCTATTTTATAAACATCAGGACCGAATGCCCCAATGTTTGAAATTACATATACATATCCGGCTTTTTGGTTAGCTTCTCTATAATCGATGTCTTTGATAGCTTTATCGATATCGGTAAGATGTTCTTCAAGCTCTGATTTTTTAGATAAAAGAGAAATATCATCCGGATTTTGCTCTAACTGCTTTAATAAATGTTCGTAGGCGGTCTGATAGTGAACCTGTTCCTTTTCTATTTTTTTTCGCTGAGCTTCTATCTCTTTTTGGAGTCTAGCAGCTTCGCGAAGTTCCGCACGAGCAGCCTTTTGAGCTTCTTTTTCTTCCTGCTTTTTCTGCTGATATTCAAAAGCGAGTCTTAATTCTTCTACCTTCAACCTTAAATAACCAGGCTTGATAGAAATATCCATAACAGTACCGAGCTTGGAGATTGCTTCAGCAGATTTGTAGATTCTGTTTAAAGAAGCATCAAAATTAGTGTACTTTACTTTGCTGATAAGTTCATCGCATTCTGTATTAAAAGCGCGAAGCAGAAGTTTTTGTGTATCATTCACCATTTTTCTGCCCTTGGAAGCATTACCATTTACTTGCCAGTTGGTATTTCCGGAAACAGCATTCTTATCTTTGATAAGCTTCTTTTGTTTTGAACGTATATCTGCAAGCCGTTCTTTATAATCCAATGCATTAGCAAAAGCATAATGCGGACGATATAGTCCAAAGTCCTGAACAAGAATTTCGTCATCCAAATCGATAATCTGTTGTTCACGTTTTTTGATCTCGGAATCAAGATTTCCAATGTTGTATACACGACGGGAGATGTCGGCTTCGATATTATGAATATCGTTTTCGAGGTTGTTTTTTTGAAGTTTTAAATTATCGATCAGAACATGTAATTTCTGTGCATCCTGCATTTCTGGTGTCAATAAAGACTGCGCATGTTCTAAACTGCTTTGTAATTGTGAGTTTTCCTGTTTCAAAGCTTCGATTTCGTTTTTATATTGTCCGGCTTTGAAAATATCGCCTAGTCCCATAGTTTTCTCACTCCTTTGTATTTAATGGTACACACAACATATATATAATCGCAAATGCGGTTATAACGTTTTTTTTGGTGGCAGAATGCCACAGGTATTGCAATATGTTAATTAATATGCTATTCTGAATATGCTTTTATTGAAACGTACCTTCGTTAAAAGCTCTTGGGCTCTTCCAGACTCCACTGGAGGAGCCTCTTTCTGTTTACCACAATTTACCAGCAGACGCTGGTGAAAAAATATATTATAATAGATTCCATGAAAGTGACTCTGGACAAAATCATGTACGAAAAGAATATGTCCGTGCGTCAGGTATCAATTGTTACAGGAGTTTCTAAGTCGACGATCAACAGGATCATGAATGGTCAGGTGTCTCCATCGCTTGATACACTTGAATGCATTGCCCAAGGTCTACATGTTCATATAACAGACCTTTTTGAGTCAGAATTCAAATAGTGTCCCACATCTGGGACGATTCCATGTATTTCCAACAGTTCCCAACATTCCAGTTGTCTGTATATATAGAAACAGACAACCAAAAAGATAAAAACAAGCAAATGTTCGATAAAATACTTTCTTTCTATACCAAATAGTGGTAATATGGATTCAAGGAATTTCGGACGTGCGTTTGTATGGGAACGGAGGGTGCGTACATGGAAGAGCTTAAAAAAGAAATTACAAAATTAATTCAAACTGTAAATGATCATGAAAAGCTACAACTCATTTACAGATTTATAAAAAGGTTGATTGACTAGGCGCGCGGTGCCTGGTCTTTCTTTTTATGCGCGGCCTTTTCGGAAATCTTTTCCAGTAGTTCCCATTCTTCTTCATCCAGATCCGCAAGTGCTTCGATCAGCCTGCGGCGGTAAGAGTCTTCTTCATCTTTCAGCAGGTCGGCTGCAAAATCCGTAATCTTCTCACTTCTGGTTAATTCTATTTCTATTGGACCGTTTCCGGTTCGAAGCCACTCTTCGTTTATGTTGAATTTTTCACATATTAATGAAATGACAGCGTCACTTGGTGCGTTTTTTCCAACTTCGTAAGCTCCGATGTTGCCTCTGGCTATTTTTAATTTATCTGCAAATTCTTGCTGAGTTAATCCAAGATGCTTTCTTAATAATTTGATTCGTTCGTTCATCGAGAGCCTCCTTTTCTTCTCTTTTCGAAATCATCATAACACACGGCGAGTGCTAATTCAATACAAAATGTTGGTAAATTACAAAAAATGTGTTGACAAAGATAATTAACAAACCTATACTTGAAATATACCGACAAAGCGAGGTGAGAATATGAAATGTGATTACTGTGGAAGAGGAATCCGACGAGGAGAAGAAAGAGAACAAGAAGTAAGAGTAAGCGTCAGCGGTGGAAGAAAAACTGAGTTTTCCGAGGGAATGGAATTCAAAGAATACCGGTGCTGCTCTAGCGAATGCCGGATGAAGATGTTCGGCAGAGTGATTAATGCACTATCCGAAGAAGGATTACAAAGAAAAGAAATGGAAGAGGATAATCTGGCAGAACTGGAACAAAAAAAGAAACCGTCAAAAGTAACGGTTTCAGATGTAGCTTTGGCTATATCAATATTTGCATTAGCTTTTCAGGTGTTTTGCCATATCATACTCCCAAGATTGATTTGACAAAGTTAATTACTTGGGCGTGATGGATGGCAAATTCGATGAAAACACCAAGAGCCGCAATAAAAATAGATACCCATCCTTTAATGTCTGCTTCTTTCGACTTTTTCAGGGCAATATCGGAACATTTTTTTGCGGACTTAGCGATGTTCTTAGAATCATTAGCAAGTTTATCAGCTGATTTAGCAATGGACTTGATAGATGCAACTTGCTCTTCAAGTGGAACTTTAACATCGTCTGCCAACTTTTTGAAGTTAGATTCTTCATAGCTTGGCGGCCGGCAGGTGGAAAGAAAATCGCTGTTTGATTTTACATAGTCTTGAAGAAGTTTTGATGTGGAATTCGTCTGGTTATTCATGGAATACCTCCTGAATTTAATACTTGGCATGGCGGCGCCTGTAATTAAAGGATAGGAGTGCACAACATAAAAGTCAATAGCAGGAAAGAGGTGAGAAGATGAGTGAAAAAGAAAAACAGGTCATGGAGCGTTTGGCTGAGAACCTGAAAGATATGGACGATGAGGACAAGAACAGCCTTATCGAAAGAGCAGAAGGTATGGCTTACATGAACCGGAAGTGGAGAAAGAAACTGGAAACACAGGAAGTAACGTAGGGGGAGATTATATGAAATTAAAGAAAGTCGTAGGTTATGTGATGATGTGCTTACCAATAGCGTACATGATGACAAGAAGGTATATACCGTATGACTATCAAGTGATAGCACTGATTATATTATCAACTCTTGAAATGTGTCACATTTGGATTAGCGGGTATTATCTTCTGACAGGCATGAAACCAATAATGATTGTGATCGAGAAAAAACCAAGGATGAAAAAGTAACATGTAAGCAATCCTTACAAGCTGCAGAAGGTGATAAATAATGAAAAAGAAAATGAAGAAAGCCATATTCGTATTATTCATGTGTTTTATTTTCTTGACTGGGTGTAACAAAAAGATAACAGAGGGAGAAATCTATGAAAAAGAATTTCTCCCAGAGGAAACGCAGGTAGTGATATTACCGATGGTTCATACGGACGGGAAAACATCATACACAACATACATACCGATGACATATTATTATCCGGATAGATGGCGCATTTCTATTAAGTCAATAGAGAAAAATGAAGACGGTGATTATGATACGGCTGATTATTATACGACAGAAGAAGTGTATAACGATTGTAATGTTGGAGATATGTTTTCCTACGATGAAGATAGGGATTATGACGAAGAACCGGTTGAGAAAAGCAAGTAACGTAGGAGGTGAGATGTAATGCTGGAATACCCAAAAGAAGTAATGAAGACATCAGAACTGGTAGAGATGGGATTCCCGGAGCAGATGCTCCTGAACGCCTATCGGGTAAAAGGTCAGACATTCGCCCAGAAGGTAAACCCGACCAAGAAAAACAGTGCGATTGTCTTCTACACGAAGCAATTTGAAAAATGGCGAGAGGAGCAACAAAGAATTGAAAACAGATCAATTCAGAGAGGTTTCTATTAAACACGATTGCCATGACTGCAAACGCTATATGCGCTGCAATATGGTTGATCGCAAGAGAAATGAGAGGTGCGCAGATTATGAAGAGAAGAAGAGTGCGAAAAATCGGATATAGCATGATCACAGCCGGAATGCTGGCAGGATGGTGTGTATGTGGTGTTTATGAGAGAACTAATCCAAATGCATCACTCTGGCCGTACATCATTGCACTTCTGATCTGCATGGGAGTGACACTGATCGGAGATCAGGTAAGAAAGAGAGGTGAGGACTGGTGAAAGAAAAGATGTTTGAAGCCGCTGTAAAGCAGCGGAAGAGATATGAAATGCTGTCACCCGGAACGTTGAGTAACCAGATCGAGCGGGAGAAGTTTGAAATGTTGTGGAATATTATCATGGATGCCGGATACGGCGTGGAATATGAAAGCTACGAAAGAATTCATTCATAAGGAGGAAAAGAAAGATGATTAAAACAGAAAGAGGCACAACGCAGATACAGGGAAAAGGGTTATGGGTAGAAGCTGAATTTTCTGCAACAGCAGGAGCAATGAAGAAATATTTATGCGATAAGTATGGAATGACAGAAGAAAAAGCCAAAGCACGAGTTATGGAATTGGCGGAAAGAGGACTTAAGAGCGAAGAGGAGCTTGAAAAAGAGGTATATAAAGGGATGTGCGAACTTTTTAATACCGTCAAAGATATGCTTTCAGGTGACGCCAAGGAAGAAACAGATGAGAAGATTCAGTGAAGAACATGATCTGAGTCTGTCAGACCTGAAGACTATCATATTCGATCGCGGTCGGAAGGAACTGGAAGCATATACCCATGCAAAGGAAAGAGGATATTCCGATTATGATGTGGAGAACCAAAGACTCCGGTACATAGCGATCTGGGTTGTGATCGAAGAAGCAGGTCTGGAAGAAGAGTTCGGACATTGGAAAGTGCAGAAATAAAAAAACACATCCGTTAGAGCGGATGTGTCCGTAGCTAGGCTACAAGATGTAATACATAAAATACCTACATATATATTACATCTTGTAGTCCTAAATGTCAAGTAAATGCGGGGTGAAATGCCCCGTAAAACACTCGTTAAGAATATTAAAGTTAGGACAGAAAAGAAGATGTATATCCAGAAATATCAGACCTTCCGGAAGGGCGACGCGATTGATTATATCGAGATCCCAGATGGAAGATATGGGGCACGGGGATTGCCCCGGATGAAAAAGAAGAAACCCACGAAAGAACAGATAGCAGAGATTAATAAGCAGAATAAGGAGCGGAGATGCCGTGCATACCTGATGGAGTATTTCCACAAGGGTGACACGTTCGCCACATGGACCTACAGACCTAGTGCCAGACCGCCGGACATGAAGTCAGCCCTAAAGGATTTTCAGAAGTCCATCCGGAAAGTCCGGGAGGAATACAAGAAAAAGGGATATGAGTTGTTCTGGATCCGAAATATAGAAAAGGGAACTCGTGGAGCCTGGCACATCCATCTGGCAGTGAATGCCATACCGGGAACAGCAGAGATCCTGCGGAAAGCCTGGACAAAAGGTGGCATCTACATAGAGACCATCAGAGACTCGGAGAAATTCGGAGATGACGACATGACCAGGTTAGCCGCTTATCTGACAAAGGACGCGAAAATGGGAGATAAAAAAGACGATGGATCCAGGGAGAAACCAAGACTCAAAGAATCAAGCTACGGTCATTCCCGGAATATGCAGCTCCCACCGGTGAGGAAGCGCAAGCTGCAACACTGGAAAAAAGAGGTCAAACCGAAAAAAGGATACTACATAGCACGGATCTGGGAGGGCATCAATCCATACACCGGATTTAAGTACCGCAGGTACACCATGATCCGAATAGAAAGGAGACACGATGATGAAGGTTCAGATCTACGTCACCACAACGCTCGCGGGTCCCGCCGTAAAAGACGGAAACTACGGAGCTGTCGTGGAATACATCACCCCAAAGGGGCATAAAGAGATCCGCACTGTGACAGGGTTTGAAAAAAAACACGACATGGCATCGAAGTGTCATCCTTGCCACGGTAAAAGCATTGAACATTTTGAAGGTTCCCTGTTCGGTTGAGGTCTACACGACATCCAATTTCGTGACGAACACGCTAAATTCGGGAAATGTAGAGAAGTGGAAACGTGCAGAGTGGCGTAAGTCCTCAGGTAAAGAGGTCAAAAACAAAGAATTATGGCAAGAATATGCTGATTTCGCGGAGCGTCACAAAATCCACGCCACACGCAGTAAAAATAACGAATATGTACGCTTGCTCATGAAAATGTTCAAAGAAGATTCTAATAGTAAATAGCAAAACGGCATGGAAATGCCGATAATCCTTAAAAATACAGAATGGGAGAGGTAATGAATGTGATTAAAAATAAAGAGGAAATATTACCGGATCTGATCAAGAAATACGAATCCGGTAAAACACTGCTGGAGCTGGGACATGAATATAAGCTTGCTCCAAAGACGATAAGCGGATGGCTAAAGGCTTGCGGCGTGAAAATGCGTATCAGCGGCAGCAGAAAGATAGAAATCGATAGAGAATTGCTTCAAAGAATGGCAGATGAGGGAATGTCGCAGGTAGAGATATGCGAAAAATTAAACATATCAACCAGCACAATGTCCGTCAGAATGAAAGAATACGGCATCAAGATCAACCGGGATGCCAGGAAGAAACGGAAAATAGAAGAAGAGCCTATGGAAGAAGAACCGGTGATTAAACCAGGCAAACAAAAAAAGAGATGCGGATCCTGTGTATTTAGAGCCGCAAGAAACGCAGTCAATGGCTGTAATTATTCATCGATCATCGAAAGATGCCGATTGCAGAAGCCGGAAGAATGCACCTTTTACGAAAGGGGAAGACGCATCGACCCAAAAAGCGCGCGAGCGAGTAAAAAGAGAGCGGAAGTATGGGCAGAGTTGGAAAAGGCAGGAGGTACAGTATGAAATATTCACATACATCCGGAAAGCAGCAGGTAAGGATGGCACAGAAAAAGCCGGGAAATATGTATAAATTCATCATGGGCGGCACAAAAGGGAAACGCCGGGTGATCAAAAGAGGAAAATAGATTTTTCAGAAAGGAGCGGAACTCTGGCCAGAGTAATGATATATCGGTTTCTTTAGAAAAATGGATTACATAGAATTTTTAAAAACTAAGATAGAACTTGCACCGGAAAGCGGATTTGAAGTAGACCGGTCAAAAATAAACAAAGCATTGAAACCGCATCAGGCAGATGCAGTAGCTTGGGCGTTACGTGGTGGCAGAAGGGCGCTGTTCGAGTCTTTCGGACTTGGAAAGACCGTACAGGAGATAGAGTTTTGTTACCAGGCAATCAAAAAAGAGGGCGGTAAGGCTCTGATTGTACTGCCTTTGGGAGTAAAACAGGAATTTACGCAGGATGCCGTGAACGTATTAGGTTATGAAAAACCGAAATACGTCCGTAACATGCAGGAGGTAAAAGAAGCCTCCGAGAAGATTCTGCTGACCAATTATGAACGAGTGAGAGATGGCGACATAGATCCATCCTATTTCACGGCCACATCACTGGATGAAGCGAGTGTGTTAAGATCATTCGGCTCCAAGACATACCAGACGTTTCTGGACAAGTTTAAAAGCGTGAAGTATAAGCTGGTGGCGACCGCAACTCCGAGCCCGAACCGGTATAAAGAGTTAATTCACTATGCCGGTTATCTGGAAGTTATGGACACCGGACAGACATTGACCAGATTTTTCCAGAGGGATTCCACCAAAGCGAATAATCTGACGCTTTATCCGAACATGGAAGATGAATTCTGGTTATGGGTAAGCTCTTGGGCACTATTTATCACACGCCCATCAGATCTCAATCCGAAATATTCCGATGATGGATATGAATTACCGCCATTAACGGTAAACTGGCATGAATTACCGATCAAATACGGTGATGCCGTGGAAAAAAATGGACAGATCTCATTATTCAACGAAGCGGCAGCAGGACTCAAAGAAGCCGCACGGGTAAAAAGAGAGTCTATTGATACGAGAGTAGCGAAAATGAAAGAGATCGTGGAAGCTTCGCCAGAGGATCATTTTGTATTATGGCATGATCTGGAATCCGAGCGGCATGCAATCAAGAAAGCACTTCCGGAAGTAGTAGAAATCTACGGATCCCAGGATTACGAGACCAGGGAGCAGAGAGTCATTGACTTTTCACAAGGTCGCACGAAACTATTTGCCACCAAAAAGTCAATTTCCGGATCCGGCTGCAACTTCCAGAGATATTGTCACCGAGAGATATTTCTGGGCATTGATTATGAATTTAATGATTTTATCCAGGCAATTCACCGTTGCTATCGTTTTTTGCAGACCGAACAGGTTGTGATCGACATCATTTACATGGAGAATGAGCGTGAGATCAAGGATGCGTTGGTGGAGAAATGGAAAAATCACAACCACATGGTGGAAAAGATGATTGAAATTGTGAAGAAATACGGATTATCGTCTGCGACCATGGAAAAGAGATTAGAGCGAAAGATGGGAGTGAAAACCGTGAGAGTAAATGGCAAGAATTACACCGCCGTACATGATGACTGCGTAGAAGAGACAAGAAGAATGGAATCCGATAGTGTGGATCTGATCCATACCTCCATTCCGTTCGGGAATCATTATGAGTATTCAGCAAATTATAACGATTTTGGGCACAACCAGAATACGGAACGATTCTTTGAGCAGATGGGTTATCTGACACCGGAACTTCTGAGAGTCTTGAAGCCTGGAAGGGTGGCAGCAGTCCACGTAAAGGACCGTGTATTATTTGGCAATGCAACCGGCACTGGGATGCCGACCATCGAACCGTTCCACGCATTGTGCATCGAACACTATATGAAGCATGGCTTCCAGTATTTCGGTATGATCACGGTTGTGACAGACGTAGTCAGAGAAAATAACCAGACCTACCGGCTGGGATGGACGGAGCAGTGCAAGGACGGCTCTAAGATGGGCGTAGGATGCCCGGAATACATTCTGCTATTCCGGAAGTTACCAACTGACCATTCGACTGCTTATGCGGATGAACCGGTAAAAAAGAGCAAAGAGGACTATACAAGGGCACAGTGGCAGATTGATGCACACGCCTACTGGAGATCATCAGGCGACCGCCTGATTACGAAAGACGAATTGAAAGAGATTCCGGTAGATAACCTGCAGAAAGTCTATAGAGAGTTTTCCAGAGAGACAGTATACAACTATGCTGATCATGTAAAACTAGCGGAAGATCTTGACGAAGAAGGGAAACTTCCGGCTGTATTCATGGTGGTAGCTCCGGGTTCATGGAATCAGATGGAAGTATGGGATGATATTAACCGCATGAGAACATTAAACACAGATCAGAGCCGGAGAAGAAAGCAGATGCACGTCTGTCCGCTTCAATTGGACATCGTGGAAAGAATCATCAACCGGTACAGTAACGAGGGAGATTTGGTCTATGATCCATTCGGAGGACTGATGACAGTTCCGATGATGGCAGTAAAGATGCACCGGAAAGGCTATGGTTGCGAACTGAACCCGGATTACTTCCGGGACGGCGTGGGATATCTGCAGGAAGCAGAGAATGAGATAGAAACACCGACATTATTTGATTTTATGGGAGAGCAGAAATGAAAAAGGGAAAATGGCAGCAGGACGGATGCACATTGCTAAGAGGGCGAAGCTGATGAGTGATTTAATGTTTCCGAAACCGAAATGGAAAAAGAAGAAAAAAAGACATCCACCGTCTATATTACCGTCAGATAAGCATATCTGTTATCTGTGCGCCATGGAAGGTGATTACAGACCAAAAATCACAGAAGAACATCATGTATTCTTCGGATCAGGCTTAAGAGATGTCAGTGAAGCGAATGGATTCAAGTGCGATCTGTGTATTCCACATCACCGAACAGGACCAGAAGCAGTACACAACAACCAGGAAACTAGAGAATATCTATGCAGGATATTCCAACAGCAATATGAACGTACTCACACGCATGAAGAGTTCATGGAGCTGGTGCACAAAAATTATTTATAAACAATATATCACGACCCTCCGGGAGACCGGAGGGAAGAAAGGAAAAGCCATGGCATATAAAATGACATACACAAAGGCAGCAGACATCTTGGAACAGCATAAAGACTGGGGATGGAATGGACGAACCACAAAAGCCATAGACATGGCGATTGAATTACTCAGAAAAGAGGCAAAGAAAAATGGCAAAGATAGATAATTATATAGCCGGCCGTGAGGACGGATTACAGTTAGCTTTAAATATTGTCAAGAAAAAAGGGAGTGAAGGGGCTGGAAGATGAAATCAGATTCCGGAATGCCACTCAGATTCATACCATGCTTGACAGAAAGAGCCTAGAGATTGCCACGAGAAAGATCAAGGAAATGACGATGGATACATTCACTATCTTGTGCGTGACAACTCTCAGAGATGAATTTGATTTTGGCGCAAAGAGGTGTCAGAGGTTTGTTGACAGAATGAATTTAAAGGCTGAGTGTCTGATGGATGATATCGTTGGATGGCAGGACTTCATAGACAATATCGATGAAGAGATGGGGATTAAACTTAGAATCAGGAGGAACGACTAACGATATGGCGCAACATTATAAAAAAAGACAAAGGATAGCAAGGAAGAATGCAATTCGGAATCTTATGGATCAGGGAATGACGAATATTGAGATTGCGGAAAAATTAAACATCCCAGAATCAACAGTAAGCTGGCACAGACGCACATACAGAGCTGATAAGGCGGTAGAATCTGCACCGAATGCAGACAGACACCTCTGTAAGACCTGTAAATATAAGGCAAAAGGCTCTGGCTGTGATTACTTCTGCAAGACAGACAAAGTCAGAGGATGCGATCCGGAATATTGTAATAAATGGGAGGAGAAGTAATGGTCAAAGTACTTATGATGGTGACAGCACTCGTACATGTTTTAATTACATCCATGGTATCAAGTGACATGGCAAAGGCAGCAGCCAGAGGAGAAAGAATCGCAGGATTGAGCCTAAGTATAGCGTTTGAAGCACTTACGGCAATTTTACTGGCAACAGCGGCGTTAGCGAGGTGAGAAAATGAAAAATAGAGAGAAATATGCAGAAGAGTTATTAAACGTAGCGTGCGCAGGAAAGAGAGCTGCGATTGACAAACAGACAATGCAGATTAGAGGCTGCGAAGGGCTTTCGTGCGGGAATTGTCTGTTTAGTTGCGGCGATTGCGATACAAAACTAGCAGAATGGGCAGAATCAGAATACGTTGAGCCGGTGAAGATCTCGAAAAGAGACAGGACGTTTCTGGATTATATTGAAGGGTATAAATATATTGCAAGAGATGGTGACGGAGAATTATACGTATATATAACTAAACCAAAAAAAGGGCTATGGAATTGGGCAGATGCTCGTTTCAAAAGTCTTGCAGGACTGGATATTGATTTCCCGATGGTCAAATGGTCAGATGATGAACCGTGGAAGATTGATGATTTGAAGAAGTTGGAGGTAGTTGACGAATATGAGTAGAGAAATACTTTTTAGGGCGAAACATATCCATGCAATGGATAGTAACAAGCATCTTAATGGAACATGGGTGCATGGCTATCTTAGTGACAAGAATTATATCAATGATAAAAGCCTTGAGGGTGAATTCCTGGTTGATGAAAATACGATTTGCCAATACACAGGGCTAACCGACAAGAACGGAAATCGAATATGGGAAGGGGATATAATTAAATACCATTTTGGAGAAGTTTATGCGCCGGTAAAATTCGGAGAATATCAGAGTTGTTTTGATAGCGTATCAACGTGCCATGTCGGATTTTATGTGGACTGGGGCAAAAACCATGATTTTAGAAAAGACTTGGGGTATTGGATTAAGATGGTTGATGCAGAAGTTGTAGGCAACATATTTGACAACCCGGAATTATTAGAAGATAAGGAGAATAAACATGGCGAAGATATTTAAAATCAGCGGATATCTGGTGGATCCGGACGATTTGTATAGATTAAGCGAAATAGAAGCCGGTATCAGCTACGTCCTTGACGGCATGGTGCATCAGCATATCCACGTAGAAGAATCGGATATTGGAAAATGGGATGATGAAAGCCCACTTAACTATGATAACTGCGATCTTGCGGAATGCGAGAAGTATTTCAAGCGTAAAATCCCGGTTGATAACGATCGGAATGTTATAGCAGGACAAGTATACAGACATTTCAAAGGACATATAGTTAAAGTTTTGCACATAAGCCAAGACACAGAAGCACCGGGACAGTTTTACGTAGTCTATGAATGCGAAGACGGATCTGTATGGAGCAGACCTTACGGAATGTTTGTTAGCGAAGTGGATCACGACAAATATCCGGATGTGAAGCAGAAATACAGATTCGAACTGGTGGAAGATGCAGCGGAAAAAGAAGAGTTCGGAAGATGGGTTCCATGCAGTGAGAGACTGCCTAAAAAACCTATAATTGGCGAAGATGGCTATTTGGTTCAGCTATCATGCGTTGCACAACCGTTTTCGGCGTATTGGGATGGATTCAAATGGACGGACGAAGAAGAAAAAGTGTTGCTTCCTATTGCCTGGATGCCGTTGCCGAAGCCATACAGGGAGGTGCAGAAGGTGGATGCGATAAAATACATGAAAGAAAAAGAACGAATGTGCAGCAGTTATGATGGATGTGATGGTTGCCAGTTGAACCAAATCCACGACAATGATTATTGTAATCCTACATATTGCGAGTATCCAGAGGCATTTCCGGAAGAAGCGATTGCAATCGTAGAAAAATGGAGTGCAGAACATCCTATTCGAACAAATGCGATATATGTAGCAGAGAAACTTAGAGAGATTGGCTATACTGTCGATATCGAGGAACTAAGGGTGAAATGTCCACCACACGAAAGTGGATGGTACGCTAGCTATAAAAATACAAAACCATGCGGAAGTAAACCATGCGAAACCTGCAAAGCATGGTGGGACGAGAGGTGGAAAGAAAAATGATAGAATTAAAACCATGTCCATTTTGTGGAGGAAGAGCGAATATAGTCCAAGAATCAACCGGTGCAGACCGAGACGTTGCAAGAATCAGATTCGGGATAGAGTGCAGTAAATGCAGAACGACATTCCGGAGAGGAAGAGGTGCCATAGAAATAATGCTGAAAGATGGAGAGATTTATGTCACGAAAGACGAAAGACACGATATTGCGAGGATGTGGAACAGGAGGTACACAGGAGATGAGTATAGTAATGAAATGTGATAGATGAGGACAGTGCGTAGGCATTGGGAATAATAGCAGAAAAGTCCGCTGCGAAGTTAAAACGATGGCGTTGTTTGCAAATATCGGAGAATACGATCTATGTGAAGAATGCGCAAAAGAATTAAAAGAGTTCATGCGAGAAAGGGAAGAGAATGAATAAGATCAAGAGCATTACGGCAGTTATACTGATGGCAGCAGTCCTATTCGGTTGTGCCGATCAGAAAGAAATAAAAGGGCCAACGCCGATCACGGTGGAAAAGCCAAACGTCAGAGATACCGTAGCTTTCAAGCGTGAGGTATCGGCAAGGGTTGAAGAGATCCTGTCCGGAGATATTACTGTCACGGTATATCTGGATGATGCAGAGGACTTCTGCTACCGTGGACAGATTAAGGTAGTGAATAATGGATCAGATGGAACGGATCCGATTATATTTATCTACGCCGACCGGAAAGAATCGGAGAGCGAATGGTATTGACGGTACTGGAATACTTGGAACAGATAGGAATTAATATAAGGGGAGTGGTCGCCGATGGACAAGAATGTGTTAATAGAATACGCAGATATGAAGATGGAGATCAAGGATCTCCGGAGACGGATTGAAGACAAACAGAATAGAATTGATAAGCTGCATACTACAGTAATGTCTGATACGGTGACCATGGGAAAGAAGGGACGGAAGTCACTCGGAACCGTAAAGGTGACTGGAATACCAGACGGCATTATAACCAGAATGGAGACGGCTTTAGAGAAGAACCGGAAGCTCTTGGAGTTGAGAGAGGTAGAACTGCTGGAACTTCAGAATGACGTAGAGGAATACATAGAGACCATCCCAAAGAGCGAGATGCGGACGATATTGAGAGTGTACTATATCGATGACATGACATGGAACCAAGTGGCAATGCAGATGAATTACCTGCGACCATCCAACAAAGAGAAATATACAGCGGATGCCTGTAGAATGAAACATAACAGATTTTTTGAAAAAATTTGAAAAACGTTCGCTCGCGTTCGCTAAAAAAATGTTATAGTGTAAAAAACAAAAAGTGTATGGTGATACGAAGATGGTAGCAGATGACAGTCTACTCCATTTTTTTCTACCGAAAGGGCGAATGGAAACTCTATCGCAGGAAGCATTCGCAGAAAACTTAATCAGTGAGGGATGAGACGATGCCGTGATTGCGATAGTCGGCAAGTAGCTGATGCACGCTGGAAGTAATGAATTGACCGCAAGGGAGGTCTTAGGTAGTTTATAAAGCGTAAATAAGATGGCAGCAGGCAGGAGCTTGGCTGCCTTTTGTTGTGCAGAAAAGAGTGAATGATATGGGAAACCCCAGAAGTGCAAATGGGAACCTCAGACGCAAGCACCGGGCAAGGTTGAAGGCTATAGGCGGAGAGTGTGGAATATGCAGAGGAAGACTAGGACCAATACATTATGATGAACCAAGCGACAGCGATCATCCGCTATCGTTTGTGATTGATGAGATCAAGCCGGTATCGAGATGGAGAGAGTTTGGCTATGCATCCAAAGAGGCGGCAGCGCAAGACTGGAATAATCTGCAACCGGCTCACTACTGTTGCAATGCAGTGAAAGGAAATAAAACGATGAAAGAAGTGACTGGAACACGAAAAAAGAATGACATAAATATTGTTGATGGTTTATGGTGACAACAGGGTGGCTACGTCACCCTCCCTTGGCCGTGGGCGACCCCAAACCGTCCAGCGCCGATTTACACACAGGGAATTTTTGAAAGGTGGATTAAGGTGGGCAGAATTAAGAAAATGTCTACGGTGACAACGTCAGGATCACGACTGGAACAGTTGAAGAATCTGTCGAAAGTCCTGGCGAAACAAATAGATGATTGCAATAATGACATGATTATTGGTCCGAAGTACCTCCCACAGCTTTCAAAACAATACAGAGAGACGATCAAAGAGATTGAAGAGATTGAGGGAGTTGACAGAGAAGATGACGAAATCGGTGAAATCCTCTCAGCAAGGAAAGCTGATGGGAAGCCAGACGCCGTCCGTTAGAATAGTTCCGGAGTATGATTACACAGACGGAGCTGATGCAGTGAGAATACTTGCGGTTGGAAAACTGGTTGTAGATCCATGGCAGAGCGAAGTGCTGAATGATTGGATGGGCCGCACTAATGAAGATATCTGGTCAGCACCGACATGCGGATTATCTGTGCCGAGGCAAAATGGAAAGACACTGGACACTTCCGGACGAATAGCATCTGGAATGGTCATGTATTCGGAATGGGTGATCTATACAGCACATCTTCAGAAGACGGCAACAGAGACTTTTATGGAATTGAAAGGATTGTTTGAAAGCAGGGGGCTAAGAAAGTATGTAAAAGAAATCAAGGCAGCACTCGGAAGAGAACAGATCATATTAAAAAATGGCGGAAGGGTGGTATTTGTAGCACGTACCAGGAATGGCGGTCGAGGTTTGCATGGCGATTGCCTGGTATTTGATGAAGCGCAGGAGCTGACATCGGAACAGCAGGCATCTTTTTTGCCAGCGATATCAGCATCCAGGAATCCGCAGACAATATACCTCGGAACGCCACCAGATGAAAACTGCACAGGTACGGTGTTTAGGAAGATAAGGGAGCGAGCAAAGAATGGAGAGAGTAGTTCGACAGCTTGGACGGAGTATTCCGTGGAAGAAATCGGAGACGTGACTGACAGAAACCGATGGGCAGATTGTAATCCGGCTCTTGGAAGACGAATGACAGAAACGACCATAGCTGCAGAGTGCGAGCAGATGGATGAAGATACATTTGCGAGAGAGCGACTTGGGTGGTGGTCTCCAATCAATAATGATCAGGACTATGCCATTAATAAAGCCAAATGGGAGCAATGTGCATCAGAGATGAAAAAACCGGAGGGGAAAACAGCTTATGGAATTAAATTTGCCGCCGATGGTTCGATGGTGGCATTATGTGGAGCGGTTTGCCCGGATGATGGACCGGCACGTATTTCGCTGATTGAGATCAAGGCAACCGACAGAGGGATCCAGTGGCTTGCGGACTGGCTGAATCAGAGATACACGAAAGCGTCCTGCGTGGTGATTGATGGTCGAAATGGCGTTGATTTTCTGATCGACAAGATAACATCGGTCTGGAAATATAAGAAATCAATCATAAAGCCATCAGCAAAAGATGTGATAGCAGCGGCGAGCCAACTGGTGCAGGAAGTTAATGAACAGACGGTGACGTGGTATAAATACCAGGAGATATTAAAAGAATCTGCTGTTACGTCAGTAAAAAGACCGATATCGGGCGGATGGGGGTTTGGCGGTGATAATTCGATACCGATCGAAGCGGCGGCGTTGGCATTGTGGGGTTGCCGGACATCAAAGCGAAATCCGAATAGAAAGATGAGGATAGGATAATGGAACTGAATTTTGGAATGGTAGTCGGACTTCCGGAGGAAGAACAGAGCCAACTGAACGAAGTGAAATACATATACGATTACCATAGATCGGCTAACAGAAAGAAACGCCGGTACTATAATGGAAAAATCACATTGAATGAAGTGAACCTTGGCATTGCATTGCCGTCAGGACTTGGACGATTGGAAATTGGATGTGCCTGGGGAGCAAAGACGGTAGATGTATTAGCTTCGCGGTCTATGTTCGATGGTTTCGTGACGGAGAATGGAACAAAGTCTGAAGATATGGATGAGATTATAAAGAGGAATCACCTGATCACGGAATATAACAAAGCGGTGAAAGAAGAGCTGAAATACGGATGCTCATTTGCAGCTATTTCGGGAGAAGAAAGAGATGCGAAAGTACGATTTTATTCGCCACACTGTGCAGCGGCATCATGGGATGCGTATAATGGCAGAATCAAATGCGGATTCGCTTTCGAAGATGGGAGAAGAGATGAATCAGATTTTAATTGGTCTCCTGAACACGTGAATTTCTACACAGAAACAGATATATGGGAACTGGATCGAGAAGGTGGGACGTGGTATGCGACACAGCATCCGCATGAATTTGGAGAGCCGATGATGGTTGCTCTGATCTGGGACGCCACGCATGATAAACCATTTGGACAATCCAGGCTGAAAGAACCTATTCGAAGATTGATCCAAGGATATGTGCGGACAGTAGCGAATGCGACGATTGGACTGGAATTTGCAACTTCACCGCAGAAATATTTGTTGGGTGTATCGGATGAGCAGTATGATATTCTGATTGCAGATAAGTTTAAGAGTTATGTTGGCAGCATTCTGCTGGGGACAAATAATCCGGAGACTGGTGAAAAACCGAATTTCGGGCAATTGTCGCAAGGAAACATAGAACCTCATGTACAGATGCTCCGTATGCTGGCTACACAATATTCAGCCGCAACGGGACTGACTGTGACGGACGTTGGAGTAGTGAATGATGCCAATCCAACCTCCAGTGAAGCAATCATAGCACAGTCACAGACCTTGATACTCATGGCAGAACAACTGAACAAGGCGAATGGAGATGGACTCTACAGAATAGCAAGAATGGCACTTGCGGTGGAGCTTGGAACAACTCCAGATGAATTGGAAGATGGAGCGCAAGACATTATTGCACATTTTAAGAATCCAGCCATGCCAAGTGTGGCATCTACTGCGGATGCGGCGATTAAGATTGCGACAGCGCGAGAGGGATTCGCACAGACGGATATATTCCTGGAAATGATCGGATTTGATCAGGCTGACATCCGAAGAATACGTGCACAGGAGCAGAGGACGAAAGGAGCATCCATTTTGACGGAGGAATTTAAAGATGAAGATATCGACGAAGGCTTGGGTGGCGTACATAAAGAAGATGTCACAGATTAGCGAGACGGCAGCTGATCTGATGCAGAAGTGGGTGCAGAAAAACGGATTCGGCAATGATAAAGCCCTATTGGATTACGCATTTGCACTTTCGCAGCATTACGGACAGGCAATCGGAGCGTTGTCTTGTCAGATGTATGAGGCTACAGCGGCGGCGCAGGGTGCCGTAATTCCGACGGCTGAAATGGCAGAACTTCCAGAGTATGGAGAGGTGGCTAAAGCTATACACGGCACGATGAAGCAGTCACAGAACAATGTACCGGCGACAATTGCCAGACTGATAAAGCAGGTTGGGGCAGATACGACATTGAAGAATGCCGGGAGAGATGGAGCGGAATTCGCCTGGGTACCACATGGAGACACTTGTGCTTTCTGTATTACACTTGCGTCCAGAGGGTGGCAGCGCATGTCAAAGCAAGCATTGAAAAAAGGGCATGCCGAGCACATACATGCACATTGCGATTGCGAATATGCTGTAAGGTTTGATGGAAAAAGCTCGGTGGCTGGATATGATCCAGAAAAATATGAGAGAATATATTACAATATGCCTGGAAAAAATTCACAAGACAAAATAAATTCTCTTAGGAGATTAATCAGCGGAAAGAATCCGTTGACATTGGATCAGGTGGAATTTATCATTGAATTAGAAGGAAATCCTGAGATTTTAGGTGGAAGGTCACCTCGACAATGGAAGAATTACCTGGAATTTTTAGGGTTTGAGACAAAGCCACTTGGAGCAGGAAGCTTAAGAGGAATAAAATTCGAAGATGGTGGAGGCTATAGGATTAACTATAGAGGAGATGGGTATTTGCAGTATCATCCGGAAGGTAGACACCACAAAGTAGCATATTATAAAGTTTCGAACGCCAGAAATGGAACAAAGCGTTTTGACACGGAAGGAGTAGAGTTGGATGAAAGCAAACGTTGAAGCGATGAAAAATAAAATTGAAAAAAGAATTGCTGAAGAGAAAAAGCCTACGCTTGTAGAAAATAGAGTTTGTTTCAAAACAGTATCCGGAGGCTTTTTGAGGTTAGATGAAATATTTGGTGACAGTATAGTTATCGAATTTGCTGAAAACATGAGAGAAGCGAAAAACAATAGGTTTGAAGATGGAGACATTTTCTTGCTGAAAGAATACAGTGAAGATGAGCTTGTTAACATTATTACGGAGGCTATTGAGACATATTAACCACTGATCAGAAATGGTTGGTGGTATTTTTATACCTATTTTTCGGGAGGTGATGGAACATGGCTACATCAACAATGAATATTTTGATCATTTGTATTGCGGTATTTGCTATATGCAAATTCACATAGCAATTAAATGCAGATAATTTTAGCACGCAGAGATGCGTGTTATTTTTATGGCAACGCATGCCTTAAATGCGGTAACTATAAGCACTCAATCAGGAGGGAAACAAAATGGCAGACGATAAAACATTTACTCAGGCTGAAGTGGATTCAATCATCGAGGGACGCCTCGCAAGAGAACATGAAAAATACGCAGACTATGACAGCTTGAAGGACAAGGCTGGTAAGTATGATGAGATGCAGGCAAAGGGAAAGACAGATCTTGAGAAAGAAAAAGAGAAGTCCAGATCTTTGGAGGCTGAACTCAACAAGCTTAAAAAAGCTGACACTGTGAGACAGGCAAGAGAAAAAGTAGCAAAAGACACTAGCGTACCGGTGGAATTACTGACAGGTGAGGATGAAGAAACCTGCAAGAAACAGGCAGAAGCAATTATGAAATTTGCGAAGCCGAAGAGCTATCCGGGAACTAGGGGAAACAGGGGACGTGCGACAGAACATCATGAAAAGGATGATGCAATGAGAGAATTTGCACGTCAGATTTTTGGTAAAGGAGAATAAAGAGTATGGCAGCATTAATTACATCAGATTTTGAAATCCCGGCAGAGATTTCAACAGGAATTTTTGAAAAAGCGCAGAAGGGCTCGACCCTGGCGCAGCTGTCTGGGGCAAGACCTCAGAAGTTTGGCAAACAGCAGGTATTTGTACTGACTGCACCGCCAAAAGCGGAATTGGTAGGAGAAGCGGCACAGAAGTCACCAACGCCGGCGTCTTACTCATCAAAAACGGTTAATCCGTTCAAATTGCAGGTGACAATGAGATTTTCACAGGAAGTGCAGTGGGCAGATGAGGATACACAGATTGGAGTATTACAGGATCTGGCATCCAATGCAGGTATTGCGCTTGGAAGAGCATTGGATCTCGTAGGTATTCATAAGATCAATCCGTTGACTGGCACAGTATCAGAACTTGTTAAAGAAGGTCTGATTGATACAAAACAGTTAATTACACTTGTGGGTACAAAGTACGACGAAGCGGTAGAAGCAGCAGCGGGAACTGTAATCTCAGCCGGTTATACACCGACAGGAATTGCAATGGATCCGGCGCTTTCGTTCGGACTGTCTACCATGAGAGATACAACTGGAAGAAAAATCTATCCAGAGCTTGGATTCGGGCAGAACATTACCAACTTTGCAGGAATGAATGCAGCTGTTTCTGATACAGTATCAGCAAAGAATGAGATTAGCGTTGCATCTAAACTACTTGGGATCACAGGACAGTTTGATGCGTTCCGTTGGGGTGTGCAGAGATCCATTGGAGCACACCTAATTGAATATGGTGATCCGGACGGACTTGGAGACCTCCAGAGGAGCAACCAGGTTGCAATCCGTGCAGAGATTGTATACGGAATTGGAATCATGGACAGCAACGCATTTGCGAAAATTGTGAGTGGTGAATAGGATGAAGTATTTGTATAAAAATACGGGCGTGGTAGTGGAGTCTAGCGTAGAGCTGGACCCCGCTATTTTTATGCCTTATAAAGAGCCCGAACCGGCGAAAGAAGAAAAGTCACAAGCAAAGACTCCTGCGAGAAAAACAGCAACAAGAACGAAAAAGAAGTAGGTGCAAATATGGCTTATGCAACATTTGAAGATCTTATAAAACGCAAGCATTTGGAGACATCAGAAATGGAGCGTTGCGATGCATTACTCGAAGATACAGCGATTATTATCGATGCGTACAATGCCAAAGCATCATCAGATGCAAAGAGGCTCGTATCTTGTAATATGGTAATCCGGGCAATTGGAAATTGCGATGAGAGCATTCCGATCGGAGCAACACAGGGAACGATGTCAGCGTTAGGCTATTCACAAAGTTGGACCAGTGCCGGTGGAAGCGGGGAATTATACCTAACAAAACTGGAAAAGAAGATCCTGGGAGCAGGAAACCACATCGGATTCTCGAATCCATATTCGAATATTCCGGATAAGGAGGTAGCAAATGATTAAAGGAATACCGGTTAAACTGTATGAACGGATACTGTCTGGTACAGATGAATTTGACCATCCAGTGTACACTGAAACCCCGGTGATAGTTGAAAATGTGCTAGTGGCTCCGGCATCGACCCCGGAGATTCTTGACACATTGAACCTGACTGGAAAGAAAGCAGTATACAACATTGCAATCCCAAAAGGAGATAGTCACACCTGGCAGGATTGCCGGGTAGATTTTTTTGGTCAGTCCTGGAGGGTGATCGGACTCCCACAGCAGGGAATTGATGAGAATATACCAGGTGCCTGGAATCAGAAGTGGATGGTGGAGCGGTATGAGTAAGAACAAGGTAAGAATCGAACTGAATCGCGCAGGCGTCAGAGAATTGATGCGATCGCCAGAAATGCAGGCGGTATTACTGGAGCAGGCAAATAAAATAGCATCAGCATCCGAAACAGAGACTTATGTGGCTCAGACCAGAGCTGTTACAGCTGTGTATGGGGATGATGGAAATAATGGATTGTTGAAGGCGGTTGGAAAACATGGTGGAAAAAACCATTAAGGATTATCTGCAAACTAGCCTGGGAATACCGGTTAGGCTAGAAGAGGAAGACAATCTCGGAAATGAATATGTATTGATTGAAAAGACTGGATCTGGCGCAGAAGACCATATCAAACGGGCGACGCTAGCTATCCAGTCTTATTCTATGTCCCTTTATGGGGCAGCAGAGCTCAATGAGCGAGTGAAAGAAGCAATGGAAAAAAGTATAGAACTGGATGATATCTGCAGGTGTGATTTAAACAGCGATTATAACTACACGGATACAAGACGTAAGAAATACCGTTATCAGGCGGTATTTGATATCGTCCACTATTAAGGAGGAAATAGAATGTCAGATGCGAAAAATGTAAGTGGTGCCAAACCTAAAATTGGCGGTGCTATCTTTCGGGCGCCAAAAGGAACGGAACTGCCGAAAGATGCAAAAACACCATTAAATTCAGCGTTTAAATCGCTTGGCTATTGTTCTGAAGACGGGGTTTCGAACAATAACAGTCCAGAGTCAGATAATACAAAAGCATGGGGCGGAGATACAGTACTAAATCAGCAGACGAGCAAAGAAGATAGCTATAAATTCAAGCTACTTGAAATATTGAATGTGGATGTACTGAAAACTGTATATGGCGATGAAAACGTAACCGGTGATTTGGAAACAGGAATTGCCATCAAAGCAAACAGCAAAGAAATGGAAGAATGCGCATGGGTGATTGACATGATCCTGAAAGGCGCTCTGATGCGACTTGTAATCCCGTCGGCTGCAGTAACGGAGGTTGGAGAAATTAAATATTCAGCAGATGCCGTTGGGTATGAAACGACAATCAAAGCTACACCAGATACAGAAGGACAGACACATTATGGATATATCATCAAGAGCGACGGAGGAAAAGAATAATGATTACCGGAAAAACAGAAAGCGGATTTGAATTTCAGCTTGATGAAGAGAATCTGGATGATTATGAGCTGTTAGAGAATCTCTGTGATATTGACAATGGAGATGCATCGAAAATTACAATTGCGGCGAATCAGCTGCTTGGCAAGGAACAGATGAAAGCATTGAAAGAGCATGTCAGAAATGAGAAAGGAAGAGTATCTGCGGCGAAGATGATCGAAGAGATCACACAGATATTCAAGAATCAGTCAGGACCAAAAAACTCATGATCCTCGCCCACATGATAAATACGGATGAAAATGCGTTGATCTGCGATCTGGCAGAGACGTATCACATCTATGATTATAGATCCCTACCATTGCACATGGTGGGGATTTATGCATGCGGGTTGAGGCCTGACTCGAGAATCGGAATGAGGATATCTAACTCAAAGCTCACAACAGATCAGACAATCCTCGCTCTAATCGCAGACAACACCAGAGCACTTGCCTGGTTGAACAGTGCGGATGGAGCAAAAGGGGTAAATAGACCAAAGTCTCTGATTGCGGCACTGCTTGATGAACAGACAGAAGAACGAGACATTGAAACATTTGAGTCCGGCCAGGACTTCGATGACGAGTGGAGACGACGGGCAGGAGGTGAGAAGTAGTGGCTACAGAACTTGCGAAAGCATATGTGCAGATCATACCGTCTGCAGAGGGCATCAGTGAAAAAATCAAAGAAGAGATAGATCCGGGAGCGACGCCGGCAGGAGAATCGTTTGGCTCAAAATTGGTCGGTACGATTAAAAAAGTACTTGCGGCGGCAGCGATTGGAAAAGTCCTGAAAGCAACGATCCTGGAAGGTGCGGATTTGGAACAGAGTCTTGGCGGTATAGAGACACTGTTTAAAGATTCTGCAGATAAGGTCAAGGCGAATGCCGCAAGGGCTTACCAGACAGCGGGCATGAGCGCTAATGAGTACATGGAACTGACCACCAGCTTCTCAGCGAGTCTATTGTCGAGTCTTAGTAATGACACTTCGAAAGCGGCGGATATTGCAGATATGGCTATGACAGATATGTCCGATAATGCTAATAAGATGGGCACCAACATGGAGGACATCAAGAACGCCTACCAGGGATTCGCAAAGCAGAATTACACGATGTTGGATAACCTGAAGTTAGGTTATGGTGGTACCAAGACAGAGATGGAACGACTCCTTGCTGACGCTCAGAAAATCACCGGCGTGAAGTACGACATCAATAATTTGTCAGATGTGTATTCAGCAATCCATGTTATTCAGGGGCAGCTTGATATTACCGGAACAACTGCGAAGGAAGCGGCAACAACCTTAGCGGGATCGTTCGATTCCATGAAGGCAGCAGCCAAGAATGTTATGGGAGAGATTGCACTGGGAATGGATATAAAACCGGCTTTGAATGCATTATCAGAGACGATTACTACATTTGTAGTGGGAAATCTTCTTCCGGCAGTATGGAATGTGCTATCAGCACTTCCGGGAGCACTTGTGAGCTTTATAGGAACTCTTATACCGCAGATTGTAACGGCATTGATGGAATTCGTACCGCAGGTGCAGGAACAAATTGTGGCAGCAGGACCACAATTCTATGAAATGGCAAGCAATATGATTAGTGGATTAAGCATCGGAATTCACACACAGCTTCCAAATTTGTTGCAGGATGGAGTCGAAATGCTTACAAATATCATAAACGGGATACTACAGAATTTACCTCAGCTTATAACGATGGGCGGAGAACTTATTATTCAGTTTTTGAATGCCATATTACCGGCATTACCGATGGTATTAGAAGCTGGCGCACAACTGTTGCTAAATATCGTAAATGGAATTATCAATAATCTACCACAGATTGTCGTTGCAGTGGCACAACTTATGATAAAATTTCGGGCAACAGTAGGTCAGAATCTGCCACAGATTTTACAGACCGGAATTGAGATTATCGGAAAATTGGCAGCAGGACTCATCCGAGCAATACCGACACTGGTCGGAAAGATACCACAGATTATTACGGGAATAAAGTCGACTTTCTCGAATGTCGATTGGGGATCGGTTGGTCATAATATTATCCGGGGAATTGCGAATGGACTTAAGAACGCAGGGCACATGCTGTGGGATGCGGTAAAAGGCGTTCTTGGAAGTTTCAAAGATAATGTGCTGTCATTCTTTGGAATTCATTCTCCATCACGCTGGGGCATCTATGTCGGACAGATGATTGATGCAGGTTTCGCAAAAGGTATTATCGGCGATCTTCCGGCAGTGAATTCGGCAGTTGACCAGATACGTGCAGTAGCAATGAGCCCATTCGCGAATGCGAGTCTTAATTATGATATGCAGGGGACAACAAACGTATCCAGAGATGCCGACCAGGAAACGGTTAATCGTCTGGATATTCTGATAGCGTTGTTACGAGCAATCCTAAATGGAAGAAACGATGGAACATTTAGTGAGCGCGAGCTAGTCCGCGCGCTGAGAGATATGGGGGTTGTATTTGCATGATAGAAATCAAGTATGTATGCTCAAATGGAAAAGAGTACAACCTGATCGGGGACCGGATGCGAGCGACATCTGGTTCTTTCCATGAGTATCAATGGAAGTCGATGACAACAGATCAGCAGATGGGTGTGGATGTTTATGGATTTGAAAAAGAACCAAAAACATATCAGACCACGCTAACATTTCGTGGACCGCTGGAAGAGCGAAAAGCAAAGATGGACGAGCTGACCAATTGTTTTGAGTACGATGTTGTAAATCTCACTCCAGGACGAATATGGTTTGGAAGCTATTATATTGACTGCTATATTAATGAAATAACTACAGAAGTATCGTCTGTAAGAAATTGTTGGACGGATATGAAAGTTAGTGTTTATTGTCCATATCCGATGTGGACAATGGAGCAAACGAAAAGTTTTTATCCGGATTCGGCGGATAAAGGAGAACCTTACGAATATCTGGATTATCCGCATGATTATGCTTACGACTATTCGAAACCGTCATCCGGAACTGAACATTGGTATGTAGATCACTACAGAAGCAATAATTTCCACATGACGATTTACGGACCGTGTGCGAATCCACGAATAATAATCAATGGACAAGTCTATCAGATTTACGACACACTGGAAGTGAATGAGTATATTGTAATTGATTCGAGAAAAAAGACGATTATTAAGAGGCTTGCGAATGGAACGGAGCAAAATATCTTTTACAAGAAAGCAGCAGGAAATTCAGTGTTTGCGGAAATACCTTCAGGCGATCTTTTGGTGAGCTGGAGCGGAGCATTTGGGTTTGATATTACGATATTCAAAGAAAGGAGCGTACCGAAGTGGATCTGATAAAGACAAATCCGTATGGCATACAATTGGGGTATATCCGGAACGCTAACATAGATTTTGAAATAGGAGCAGATGAAAAGGACAGCATCAATGATTTTGAGATCGAACTGAAGCGTTGGAGCTGGGATGGATCCATCGGATACGGAGCCAGGGTATTTTCGCCAGATACGGAATATGGTGGAATTGTTCGGGAAATCAGTACAGACACATCGGCGAATATCATCCGTGCAAAGGGTGACACCTGGCGAGGTATGATGACTAAAAAAATCATACAGCCGTCGAGCGGGCAGGATTACGCTGTAGTGTCAGGGGAGCTTAATTCGATCATTAAAGCAAAGGTTGAAGCTGAGTTTCCAAGGCTATTTTACGGCGTCGAAACAGATACCGGTGTTAACGTGACGAATTATCAGTTTGATAGATACTGTACGCTCCATAGTGGATTGACCAAGATGCTTAAATCTGTAGGATATCGTTTAGACATTAGATATCAGGAAGGCGATGTCGGAATGCCCGGATATGTAAGGGTGAGAGCAGTTCCGATTAATGACCTGTCATCAGAGTACGAATTCACGAACGATAACAATATGAATTTCACAACCGATGACAATCGACGCGGAATCAATCATCTAATCTGCCTGGGAAAGGGAGACCTAAAAGACAGGATAGTTGTCCACCTATACGTTAATCAGAACGGAGAAATTTCGCAGACACAGCAGCATTTTACGGGTAGCGAAGAAATTGCAGCTATATACGATAGCAGCGGATCAGAAAAAAATGATTTGATCAAAAATGGAATCAAGGAGCTGGAGTCGAAAAAATCCAGTATGTCATACAACATGACTATGACAAAGCTGGAAGGGAATATCGATATAGGAGATATCGTAGGTGGAAGAGACTACCTGACGGGCATAAGCATGAAAAAGCCGATTGGCAGGAAGATTTGGACAATATCTTCTGGGAAAGAAAAGGTTGAATATAAATTGGAGGGTGATAATTAAATGGAGATTATTACTGGATATGTAGGAAAGAAGCATGTGACATCGGAACAGGAAAGAGACGTCAATCAAGGCATTGTAGGCCCAGGATCTTACGTATTGAAGACGGGCATGCAAATGGAAGCAGAAGTTTCTTCTAACAATGAAATTAAGATCAGAGATGGAGTGCTGATGCATCAGGGATGCGCTGCATCAATTAAAAAGAATACTTACGATTCGTTAACCATCATCAATGGTAGTCAGGGCATGAAACGTATTGACTTAATTGTTGCCAGATATGAAAAGAATCGAGACGACGAAACAGAAAGCCTTAATCTGGAAGTCATCCAGGGAACACCGGCAGAGTCCAATCCGGCAGTTCCGGAATATACAGAGGGAAGTATTCAAGCAGGAGATTACATTGCAGATATGCCGATGTATCAAGTGATTATCAATGGATTAAACATTACAGAGGTAAAGCGATTGTTTGAAGTTGAACCGGATATCGACACTTTGAAAAAAGAGTTTGCTGAATTAAATGGCAAATCTGGAAAGCTTATAGAAAATCAAATTGATTATCAGGAGTATACATTACTTGGCGGAAAAGTCAAAGTTATATCCGGCTCTGTGATTAGAAAAGGAGCAGGTAAAAATTATATTGCGTTATTTACTGCCGAACAATTAAAAGATTATTTTGGCGTAACAGTCAATACAACTCGGCTCAGTATCTCCACATTTAACGGAGATGATACAAGCCAAGCCGTACAATTCTACGCACCGGAAAACTGGCAAGGTTCTATATATCAGTATTTCAGTGCGGTCGTTTCTGGAAGCATTCGTATTAATTATAGAATGGTATATGTGTATGAATGATGGATCTATTTTTTAAGATAGACCGCTGTGTACTCCGGATGAATATTAGCAGCTGATGTCGTCCAGTTTCTCATTGCAACATATACAGTCCCGTCAGATTGTGCTTTGCATGTCGCCCAAGTGCATGAAGAACCGCTAGCATTCGTGGGGATGGCAGCAACCAGCTCGAATCCATCAGGCGGTATCGGTGTACTGAACACGCCAGCTGTTTTAGCCGCAGGAACATTAACTGTTACAGATATAATTTCCGTTCTTATAAAGCTATTGCCATTTAATTAAGTAAGCGGATGACAATATGCTACACTCAAATCAAAAAAAAGGAGTGTGGCTATGGAACAGAAAATCATGGAAGTAATGCGACGGATGCAGGACATGTTGTCAGAAGAACAACTCCGGGAATTGCAGTCAGCTCTCCGGGTGACGTTCGATGGATGCGAGCTACAGCCAAGAAGCGAGCTGATGGTGTTGGATGATAGTTGGCAAGGGGATCTGGAAGATTTTCTGATGTCAAAAGCACTGGAAGGAAAGAGCAAGGCGACAATCATCCGGTATCGGTACGAGCTGGAAAGATTGCTATCGTACATCAATAAGACAGTGGTCGATATTACAGACGCTGATATATCGAATTATATGAGGGCATACAAGAGAATTCGGAACATTAAAAACAGCACTCTTAAAGGTGTGCGGTCGATATACAGCAGCTTCTTTTCGTGGCTGCGTGATCGAGATCGGATCCGAAAAAATCCAATGGTGTTGGTGGAAGACATTAAGGTTCCAATCAGGGTGAGAGAGCCGTTTACTGATGCAGAACGGGAGAAACTTCTGAGAGAATGCCGGACGCTTCGGGATAAGGCTATGATGGAATTTCTATATTCCACAGCTGTCAGAGTTGGAGAATTGGTAAAGCTGAACCGGGGCGACATCAGATTTTCCACAAAGGATCTGATTGTATGTGGTAAGGGCGACAAGGAACGAGTTGTTTATTTAAATGAACGTACTCACATGTACTTGTTGGAATATCTGGAGAGTCGAACAGATACGAATCCAGCACTGTTCGTGTCGCTCAGATCACCGCACGAAAGACTGACCGATAAGGGTGTGGAAGACATTGTCCGCAGAACTGGCAGAAGAGTTGGCGTGAAAGCGTACCCGCATAAGTTTCGCGGCACTTCTATCACCAATGCTCTCAATAGGGGGATGCCATTGCAGGAAGCATCCTGTATGGCAGGTCATGTCAAATCAGACACAACATTACGGTATGCTCAGTTGGATCAGGATTCAGTGAGATACCATCACAAGAAATATTTAAGTGCATAACATACAAAAAATAAATAAGGAAAGGAGACTCCCCTTTAATCTCCGTGTTGTCAATACATCCGGCTAATGGTCGGGTGCTTTTGTTATGCGCTTTTATATAGTAACTATTAACTTTAGATTCAAAGGAGTGGTTCTTAATTAAATGGCAAGAGAACACCACAAGTAGCAACATATTCTGATGCCTATACTTTCGGAAGTTCAGACAGAAACGTAACTATACCGAAAGAAAAATTTCCAGATATTCAATCAGATAACACGATTGTTTTCATTGGAATATACAGCAACCAGTCACCACGCTGTAAGGCTATATGGAACAATGGCGTTCAGCTTACTCTTCTCGGTGGAAGTCAAACTGGAAATTATGCAGTAACGGTATCGGTATTTTTTGTGTAATGCTACCACTGCGGTACTTCCTGCGGCGAATAATATACAAATCCTGTGATGCGTATCTGTGTATTAATGACCTTGTTAAAAGTCGCATAAAGAGTGCCGCTCTTCCAGACAACACCGTCAAAATGTGCATCCGTAGAGACTCCATCACCATTCATCACGAATGCACCGGAGTTTTTGTCAGTCGCATTTGGAAATATCACCTGAAGATCCGCAAGCGTGATGATCTGGACCGATGATGATCCACTTACCCTTGCAACTTTGGTAAATGCTTTGAACTGAAGAATGTTTTCAGTTTTGCCATTTAATTAAGAACCACTCCGGAAAGGAGTGATATGAAACTCGTATTTAATGATGCCACAGAACTGGTAATCCAGTCTGCGGACATCCAATCAGATGGAGGACTTCTGATCAAGACTATCTCGGCGTCAGAGGAAGACTTGAAAACCATGTTCCAGGATCAGACAAAAACCAAGAAGATGGTTGTGAAAGAGCGTGAGTCCACGCTGGGAAAGTATGAGAATTACACCAACATGGATGCCATTGTGAAGTACACAGCCGGCATTACTGGCGTGATTCTTTATAAGGTTGGTGAGACACCAACGGAAAAAATGGAAGCTCTAGCAGCAGAGAATGCTGAGCTGAAAAAGACTGTTGACATGCTTCAGGGATGCATTCTTGAAATGTCAGAGTTGGTATATCAGTAATGGTAACTCTATTAACAAACTTATTCATATTATTACAAAATTCAGGAGGTAAAGAAATGATAGCAATGTTATGGGCACAGCAGATTATATTAGAGAAGAAGACCTACGCACAGGTACCGAGACTCTTAAAGGATAAGGTAAAAGAGATTCTCGTTGATTCCGGTATGGAAGAACTTGCTAAGGAGGAAGTACAGGAAAAATAGGGATGATCATATATGGAGATTAGAGCAAGACCGAGAGGTCTTATTTTTGTACGCAAAATTAGGAAAGGAACAAATATATGGCACCAGAAGTATCAGTTGCTATCTGCTCACTCATCGGAACATTGGTCGGCAGTCTGGCCGGAATCATGACGGCCAACAAACTGACCACATACCGGATTGAGCAGTTAGAGGAAAAAGTAAAGAAACATAACAACCTTGTGGAACGTATGGTAGTAGTAGAACAGTCTACGAAATCAGCGCATCATAGGCTGGACGAATTGTTTGAAGAAAGAGAGGGACATTAATGAAAGATTGGAAGAAATGGGCAAAATGCGCCGGTATTAGAGCAGTGAAGACAGTAGCGCAGACTGCAGTTGCAACGATTGGCACAGCAACAGTGCTTAACCAGGTCGATGCGAAGCTTGTGGTATCAGCGTCAGTGCTGGCAGGAATCCTGTCGCTGCTGACCAGTGTAGCTACTGGATTGCCGGAGTGTAGTGAGGGCGAGTAATCGCTTGCTTATAATGAAAATGATTGAGACTGGAGAGATCCGGGCTCTTTTTTTTGCATGGAAAGGAGAAAATATGAGTCTAATATCAAATAGTGGCCATGATGAGAATGGCGGTTATCGTGGGGGAAAAGCTGGGGATCAGACCGGCACAGAATGGTATCTGAGATCCTGGTATGACAGACCGTGGGATTGTGTGATCAGACATCCAAATTCGAAGGTCAGAGAACTGATTGCAGAACTTGCCGTGAAAGCGGCGAAGAATGACAAAATCGGGTATGACCAAGATGAAAGAGTTACATATTGGTCACAACTTCAGAAGGTTGGATATGATCCATCTAAGATAACCGTACCATGTGAGGAAGACTGCTCAGCTGGAGTGATGGCGAATGTCAAGGCAGTAGGATATCTCTTAGGTATTGAAGCGCTGAAGAATGTACCAATCACAAGCACCTGGTACATGAGAGATACTCTGAAGAATGCTGGATTTGAAATTCTAACAGCATCAAAGTATCTAAAGAGCCCAGACTATCTGAAACGTGGTGACATTCTATTGAATGATGCGAAGCACACAGCAACTAACGTAGGAGATGGAAAGTACGCAGGAGAATCAACTGGCACATCAAGCGGAACAGGAGGGAAAATAACCGTGAATGCAAGTATGCCTATATTAAAGAAAGGAATGACTGGATCAGCGGTGCGAGTATGGCAGCAGATCCTGTGCGCCGCCGGATATAACACCGCAGTAGATAGTTCATTTGGAGATGATACAGAAGAAAAGACAGAAAAATTAGAAAAAGCAAAAGGAATCACGAAAGATCCGAATCAAGTAGGACCGGCAGCGTGGAAAGCTGGACTGGAAATTCTATCAGCAGAGAAAACATTCTAAAAACTGATCGATGGCAGCAGTTGACAACGACACAAGAAATATGATAAGATTCAACATGTCTCATTTGTGTCTCAGATGGGACCTTAGAAACGGTGCGAATTCAATACATAGAGGGCGTTTGGATAATTTGACTTTTAATCAAGTTGTCCGGGGTTCGAATCCCCGCACGCTCACTTAAGACAAATGGCGTAAACTCAGTAAATACAAGGGTTTGCGTCATTTTTTTTGTGTTTTTTCGGTAAGTGATTTTGCCGAAAGTATAAAATGTACCCTATAGATTAGACAGTTTGAGTTTTTAAAACCCTTACCATTGGACAGTAAGTTTTAATGAAAACCCTTAAATCTAGACAATGAGTTTACAGGGAACCCTTAAATTCGGACATGGTTTTGATGAACCCCTTTATTTTGGACAAAATCGCTTTTTGACTCCGATTCAGATTGATATTACAATAAAAATGAATTGGAGGAAATTATGGCAAACAGAAAGTTTACAGAACAGGAAATGCTCACACTGAGAAATAGCAAATATGTGCTGGATGTATCACCGAGCATT